ATAATGATTGAATCAATAGTAGGCGTAGCCGGTAACGTGCTTGACAAATTTGTGGCTGATAAGGACCTGAAGGCTAAGTTGGACCATGAGCTCAAGACAGCTTTTCACTCAGCTAATTTAGCGCAGATAGAAATAAACAAACAAGAAGCTGCACACAAGAGTATGTTTGTTGCGGGCTGGAGGCCCTTTGTTGGCTGGACCTGTGGTGTTGCACTAGCGTATCATTTTGTAATCTCACCAATATTAGGTTTTGTTTTAGTTTTAGCCGGTGTTCAAATATCTATGCCTACCTTTGAGTTTTCACAACTTAGTACTATTCTTATGGGCATGCTCGGGCTTGGGAGCTTGAGATCATACGAAAAGATGAAGGGTGTGCAGAGAGATAAGTAGTGTATGAGTTTAAAAACTTATTACTAAAATATCCTGCTGATTGGTTTATTGAACCAGAAACTTTAGAAAAAGCTAAAGCTTCGTTAGGACACATTATTGCTTTTTACGAGGGCCTAGGGACCAAGGACCCAGAGAAAGCACCACTGCAAGATTTAATAAAAGAACCTTTATCAGAGGTCTATACTTTACCGTTATTCTCTAAAAAGTTTTGTGCGCTGTTAGTTGATGAACTACAGCACATGCAAAAAACAATTGCTTTTGTACCTAACCCAGATGAAGACACGCTTAGACAAATACCAGAAATAGTTTTTAACGAACACTGTCCAGAACTATTTAATTCGTTAATGACTGTGGTACAGAACGTAGTCAACCCTATATTTTTAAGTATTTGGAACAGGTATGTAGTAGACGGCACTATACAATTAGCTAATTATAATTTAAAAGATAAAAAACAAGGCGCTTGGCACCATGATGCTAGTGCTGATATAAGCATGGTTGTACCTTTAAATACTGGTGAGTATGAGGGTGGCGGCACTGAGTTTTTTAACCGTGGTACAATCTATCCATTGCCCACAGGAAATGCTATGATATTTCCTAGTTTTACACACATGCACAGAGGGCTGCCTGTAGAGTCTGGAGACAGATATTTATTAGTTTTTTGGCTAAAAAGTGATGCAGAAAATGCTTAAAACATTTAACATATATAGGGTAAAATTTAATTACTATGAATAAAATAGACAATAGTGGCGCAGGTATTGCAGCATTAGGCAGAAACGGGGACGAATTTATGGCGCACGTTGCTGCTGGCGAAATGGTCGTACCACCAGTCATCACACCAGAAACTAGAGCTCGTTTATTCCAAGAAATGCAACAAGCAGGATTAGACCCTGACCGATATACTGTTGGTGAGGGTATGTCCATCAACCCAATTACTGGTCTACCAGAATTCTTTTTTAAAAAAGTATTTAAAGGTGTTAAAAAAATAGCTAAGAAAGCTCTTCCTGTTGTTGCTGGTTTAGCTATTCCGGGTATTGGTAATGTCATTGGTGGAGGACTTAGTAGTTTAGGAAGTGCACTTAGCATACCAAGCGGTATTGGTTCAAGTTTACTAGGTGGAAAAGGAATATTAGATACCATGTCTGGAATAAGAGGAGGCATAGGTAGTTTTTTTGGTGGCACCGGTGCCGGAGGTCCGCAACAAGGTCTTGGTAGTATTTTTGGCGGTGGCGGTCAGTACACAGTAAAATCTGGCGATACCTTAAGTCAAATAGCTGCTGCTAATAATACGACTGTAGCTGAATTAGCTAAACTTAATAATATAGCTAATCCAAATATGATTATGGCTGGGCAAACTTTAACTTTGCCAAAATCTGGTGGTTTAGGTAGTTTCTTAGGCAATATTTTTAGTGGCGGAACAACAACACCGGGAACTAGTCGAGAAGGTTTAGGCAGTTTATTAGGAAACATAGGTGGCGGTGGTGTTTTAGACACTGTTCTTAAAGGTGTTCTTGCTAAAAGATTACTAGATCAAGATAGTCCTAACCCTGCTGACATTGTACCTATGGGCTTAAATGCTTTTGGTTACACGCCAGGTATGATTGAAGCTTTAAAGAACGACAGTTATCGTATAGGTAATTTAAAACCTGCTTTGATACAAGGTCAACAATATGCAAACCTTGACCCTGAAAATATGCCAACGAGCACACCAATTGCTACAGCTGAGGCTGGCGGTATTATGGGTTTAGAAGCTGGCACAATGGTAAATCCTAATAGAATGGACGACAATGGTCCTGGAGATATTACGCCAGCGTTTTTAGAGCCCGGTGAGTTTGTAATGACTAGACCAGCAACACAAGTTTTAGGAGCTAGAAATTTATATAAGTTAATGAAAGACGCAGAGAGGATGGCGTAATGGCAAGTTATTTAGATCCAGTAACTACCGTAGCTGGTTTAGAAGACCCGCGTGCCGCAAAAATGCGTGCAGGTTTTTTAGAGTCTGCTTTTGATTTAGCTGGACAACCAACACCTATACCCGTTCAAGGCGTAGCTGGCCTTGATCCATTAGAAACACAAGCTAGAACAATAGCTAGCGGTCTTGGTGGCTTTCAACCTTTTTTAAATACTGGTGCTAATATGGCACAACAAGGTTTTGATACTTTAGGTTTGGGCAGAGGCACTTTAGCTGGAGCTGCACAATTTTTTAGACCTGGCGCAGTCAGAGCTTTTTACAATCCTTTTGAACAAGATGTTGTACAACAAACAATTAGAGACTTAACTGAAAAATCAGATGTAGCTGGTATTGGTGACAGATTTAAAGCAGTTCGCTCTGGTGCATTTGGTGGCTCGCGCGGTAGATTGATGGATGTAGAAAGAGAAAGAGCTTTGGGTAGAGGCTTAGGTGAAGCTATTGGTGGAATTAGATCAAAAGGATTTTTAACAGCACAACAAGCAGCTCAAGGCGCAGGTAGAGGTATAGCAGGTATTGGTTCACAATTTGGAAATTTAGGTAGATTTATGGGTGGCGCAGGCCAACAGTTTGCTGGCTTGGGCTCTACTGGATTAGCTAATACAATCTCACAAATAAACGCTTTATCTGGTTTAGGTGCTACCGGTAGAAGTATAGATCAAGCTAGAGAAGATGTTAGGTTTGATGCAGCAAGCAGACTTGCGCAAGAACCTAGACAAAGATTGACTACCTTACAAAGTATGCTTGGTATGTTGCCAAGTGCTAGAGCCTCAACAGTTTATCGAGCTGGTGCTGGAACTGATCCTATCGCTGGTTTATTAAGTTTATTACGTGGCGGGAGATTAATTTAATGAGTTGGAAAAATAGAAAATTATTTAATAATCTACCACAAGGCATAGTCTCTGGACTCGAGCCTATTCCACGTTATAAAGAAGGTGGTTTTGTTAATCCAAGAAACTATATTGGTGGCGGCACAGTTGAATATCCAATTGGCATGGAAGCTGGCAGCTTGGTACCAGAAGTATTTGAGTCTGGCGATCAACAAATAAATGAAGCTTTAAATACTATGATCGCTACTGCAATGCCAACTGGTGACGCAGTTCCTAGTATGGCTATAGAAGAACCAACTGGCGATGTTGCAGAAATTATACCTGAAACTACAACTGGCGATAGCTCTAGCAAAGAGAGTTTATTTATTGCTGAATTAAATGAACAAAAGAAAGTGTTACAAGACACTATTGAAAAAGTAGTAGCAGAAAAAACTCAAGAAGGTTTAGATCCAATAACTTTAGAATCACAAATAACTGATTTCATAACTAAGGCTGATAGTTTATTTAAAAGAAAGGTTACTGAGATAGCCAATAAATTAAACGTTGAAATCATGCCAGAACAAATTACTTTACTGACAGACGACTTTTCTACTAAATTAGAAACGATGTTCCCAAGCATTGCAGCTTTAGATTCTGATGAGGATATGCAGGTAGCTACAGCAGAAGAAAGTGACATAGTAACTATGGAGCATGGTGGTGTTGTTAATGCTGCACAAATAAAGCAAAACGAAACAAAAATAGCTGAACTAAACGCTAAATTAGGTCCTATGCCTTCTGGTAGTAGAAAACAAAGAAAGGCAAGACTACGAATAGAAAATCAAATAAGAAAATTACAAAGAGATACAGAGCTTTTACGTCATCCTTTAGTGGGTAGACCTACTAGAAGAAATCCAACTCCTGCTCCGTTAACATCACCAACGTCCGGTAGTACAACGACTCCTGCTGAAACTAATACCAACACTGGCGGAAGCGAGACTGTAGAAACTTCTACAGTTACTCCCGATCTTCGTGAGTTATTGACAAACAATGCTAGAGATATAGAAACTGCTGCTTTAATGACGGGTAAATCTAAACAAGGTGGTGTCTCAGGATTTATGGATGTATTAGGTCAAGCAAACTTATTAGGTGCTAAAGCCGAACGAGAAAATCTTTTAAATGAACTTAAGGTACGAGGTCAAGCAGAGTTATTGGGTCAAAAAGCAGATATAGATTTATTTAATCAACTAGCAGACCTTAGTGGCATAGACTATGCTAAAGAACAATTTTTACTAGGCGGCAAAACTTTACCAGCTACTTCTGGTTTAAGTTTCCCTTCTGGACAAGTAGCTTTAGCGGGGGGTGACTTAGTTGATTTTAGAGGATATGTTAGAAAGGTTAGAGCAAATCCAAAAACTAAAGATAAACCATACGCAGAAATAGAGGCCGACTTTAACGCATTGCCAAGGGCATAAAATAGGAACGCTTTATGGCCACTAAATATGAACAATACATGGCCGGAGAAATTACGGAAGACGAATTTCTTTCTGGTTCTACAACTACTACTGATGACTTAGATCGCCCTGATTTTTTTGAAGTTTTTCAACAAAGTTTAGATCAGTTACAGGCTACTGGTTATGCTGGAGTGCGTGTTCTGGGAGAGACGTTTGGCAACGAAGCTTTACAAAGAATAGGTACGGAAGGAGTTATTCGTAACGAACAATCTGCGGCTAGGTACGGCCGACCAATGACTATAGAAGATATTGAAGGTCCAGGCGATGTAGCAGACTGGCTATTTACCAATGCCATACCACAGGTCATACCCAGCATAGCTGCTAGTTTACCTTTGGCTATAGTTGGAGGTTTTGCTGGTGGTGCTCTTTTACCTGCAGCTTTGGGTACGGCTGCTACTAGAACGGCTATTGGTGGTGGTCTTGGTGCTTTCTTACCTTCAGCTTTCTTAGGCGCTGGAGAAGTGGATCGAGAAATGAAGTCTAGACTTGATGATGGTTTTCAAGACCCATTAGCAGCGTTAGGTGGCGGAGCTATTATTGGAGCCTTAGATACCGCAGCTTTAGCTTTTGGTTTGAAGGGTGTTATACCTCAACTAGCCAAAAAGATAGGAGTTGGTGATAAGTTTGGACTACAAGCTTTTAACGATACTGTTAACTCATTAGTAGAACGAGGCGTAACACCAAATGTAGCTGGAAGGGCAGTTGCTCAGGGATTAGCCGCAGCTGTTGCCGAAGGCTCAACTGAAGCTACACAAGAATTTTTAACCGATCGCATAGCAGAAGCCAACACTGGAGTCTCTTCGGATGAACAAGAATTAGCCAGCACTTTAATGAACTCTTTTGCTTTAGGAGCAGTTGGTGGCTCACCAATTGGTTTAGTAGCTGGTGGTCTGCGTGCTAGAAGTTTAAAAGAAAACGTTGAAGCACAACGACAATACAATCAAAAAGTAGAAGAGGTAGAAGCAGAAGTAGAACAGTTTGCAAGGGACGAAGAACTAGAAAATTTATCAGAACAAGACTTACGAGCATTTGCTAATAGAGAGTTTCCAAATCAAAAAGATTGGTCAAACTTATCAAAAGAAGAACTTATTACTGAACTAAAAAATTCTAGAAAATCTGCGGCAATGACCGAATATGCTAGAGATTTAATTGAACAACAAATAGGCACAGAACAATCTAGAACAGCTTTAGAAAGAAAAGAATACAAGGACATAATAAACGAATTAGACGGCGCAGAAATAATACAACAAGCTGAAAAACTTTTTGGAAAAACTTATACAGCTAAAACTGGTGGAGTTAAACAAGCTGCTCAAGATTTAGCTCAAGAAAGAGTTAGAAATCAATATATTTCTAACGGGCAGAGCAAATTGTTAATGGCCCCTGGATCTTTTAGTAGATATATAAAAATGTTGGAAACAGAAAAACCTGATGATTTTATACTACGTTTAGCTGAAGACCTTTTCCCAAATAAATACGATAGCACCAGCGCTCCTGCCGCTTTACAAAAAAATAGAGCTGCTTTAATAAAAGAAATTGCTGAAAAGAAATACAACATCGAACAAAATCAAGAACAGTTAACTTTAAATGAGAAAAACACACCTATTTTAATTGAAGTCGGTCCGCTTGGAAATCAACAAGGTGCAGCTTCTGAACAAATAAATACTAGGAATCCTGAAAAAAGTTTAGTACAAGAATTTGTAGTTGCAATTAACGAAGAAAATTTTACTTTTGTAAAAGAAAAGATTGAAAGCGATGCTGGCGATGTAGTGGGTTTTCAGTATGTTGATAAATCATCTGGTAAATCTTACGAGCAAATTCAAAACGAACAAGGTGGTCGACCGGTCCCAGACTTTATTGCTGGAGAAGTAGAAGCCGAAGGTAACCCAACAGTGTTTAAAAGTTATTCTGTATTTAGAGGTGACATGCCTATGCAACAAAACGGCGTGCTTGGTAGTCTTAAAAATATTTGGAAATATTTGTTTTTTGCTGATAACGGTTTAGGGCAAACTGTTTTTGAATTAGATCGACAAAGAATTGGACGTCAAAGAGGCTTAAATAAAATAGCTCAACAAGCAGCAGAAGCTTATGAACGTGCAGCTGATACTGCTGTTTTAGAGGGTAGTGTTAAGGATAGAGCAGAAATAGATCAACTAGTAAGTGATTTTTTAACTAAAGCGTATGAACCAAAACCCTTAAACGAAGAACAAAGAATAGCAAAACGTGGAGAGATAGCAGATTTGCAAGAAAAGTCTGCTGGAACAATTGACGAAATTAAAAAAGGTCAATTTGCTAAAGCAATAGAAAGTTTAGAACGAGAGTTAGAAGAAGGAGCTCGTATTGACGCAGTAACTTTAGAAGACTTGCCTGAAAATGTTAGAAATGTTGCCGCACAAATGCGTACAACTATAGACTCTCTTAGTACTAGAATTTTAGATGAGTTTCCAGCAACTGTTTTAGACGAAAAAACAAAGGTTGATAGAGGCGGTAAAAAAATAACCGAGTTAAAAAAAAATATTATTGAAGCACAATTAGGCGCATATTTAACCAGAAGTTATAAATTATTTGATCCAAGTTACGGTTGGAACCCCTCTAGTTTTTTTGGCAAGTTAAATAAAGAACAACAAAAAGCTTTTAATGTAGCCGTTGAATACCAAATGAAAGATAAAAGCATGTCTAGAGAACAAGCTACAACTTCAGTAAACAGCATTATAAAAAACTCTTTAGCTGCAGAAACAATAGATCCCAGTCTCATACAAACCATAACAGGTAGACAAGTAAATGAAGGAAAAATATCTCCTTTAACTCAATTTTTAAAACAACGAGAAAAATTACCAGAAGAATTACGTGGTTTGTTTGGTGAGATAACTAACCCCTCGCAGTTAGTTGCAACTACAGTTAATCGACTAACTAGCTATGTAGAAAATTTTAACTTCTATCAAAAACTTTTAGATGAAGACAGCAAACCTGGAAAGAAAATATTTGCTACTAGTCCGACTGAAGAATTAGATACAGAAGTGCCTTTACAAAACTCGCCTATAGATGGTTTGTTTACAACTAAAGAGTTGGCTAAAGCTTTGGCTTTAAATAAAGAAGATAAAAGTAGTCTCCTTAAATTTTATGATAGTTTCTTTTTAATACCCAAAGCAATAGTGCAATCATTTAAAACTGTTTATAGCATCACGGCTCAAACTCGTAACGCTATAACTGCTAGTATGTTTTATTTAGGTAATGGACATTTAAATACTTCAGATTTTTCTGAAGCTATGCGAACTATTTACTATGAACTTTCTGGCACTGGCTTTGATAGTTCTGGGCAAAAACTTTCGCCCCGCATACACAGAGAAAAAATTTATAAACTAATGCAAGATTTAGGTATTGTTAACACTAGTGTACGTTTGCAAGATGTTATAGCTGTTTTTAACGAAGCAGGCTCTGGAGGTTATCGAACCTTAAATGATTTTCAGGCTTTTTTAAATAGCAAACATATCCCAGTAGTAAATAAATTTGTTAAAGGCGTAACTAAAATAGCTAAAAAACCAGCAGACATTTACCAAGCCTCGGATGATTTTTTTAAAATTGCATCTTTCTTTTCTGAAAAAAGAAAACTAGCTAAAGCTTACGACAACTCAGAAGCTAGTATGCAAAGTTTAGAAAATTTTGCTAAAAGTTTAGGCAACCTAAAAGTAGAAAATCTATCGCATGAAGATATGCTTAATCATATAGCTGCTTACAAAGTAAGACATACTATACCTAACTATGATTATGTTGGTAATTTTGTAAAAGGTTTACGAAGAACACCGCTTGGTAATTTTGTTGCTTTTCCAACAGAAATTATTAGAACTTCGTTTAACATGTTTTGGTTAGCTGGAAAAGAAATTAGTTCTGGTAATGAACAACAAATGATTCAAGGTTATCGTAGATTATTAAGTGGTGGCACTATGGCTCTTGGACTGCCACTCATGGCTTTTGCTTATGGTAAAGCTGAGTCAGGGATAGACGACGAAGATTTAGAAGCAGCCAGAAGAATTTTGCCTGAATATGCTAAAAATAATTTTATTATCCCAGTTAGTAAACGTAGCGCTGAAGAAGGCGGTGGTTTTAATTTTATTGATGGCAGTCATTTATTTGTTTATGACACTGTAGCTCGTATACCTTTTACAGTTTTTAACGCTATTAGAGAAGGAGAAGACATTGGTAGAGGCACACCAAGCAGTGTAGCTGCTGGTATGTTTGATGCAATTACAGATTTAACTTCGGCTTACTTAACTCCTTCTATTGCCCCACAAGTAACTTTGGATCTTTACAATAACAGAAAAGAAAGTGGCGGAGCAATACGTATAGAAGGAGACACTTGGGGAAATCAAGCAAAAGACATGTTTAACTATGCTTTTGAAAAAGCTCAACCAGGCTTTATACAACAGTTAGGTAGAGTCATGCAAGGTGGAGAAATGGGTGAGTTTGCTTTTGATAAATATGGTAACAGACAAGAGTTTGATGATGCTATTTTAGGTTTAATGGGTTTAAAAGTATCAAAAGTAAACCCAACACAGTCTTTGCCGTTTCTTATAAGTGATTTTAAAAAAGCAGATGCTAATTCAAAACGATTGTTTACTAGAATTACTTATCAGTCTGGAGCTGTTTCGGCGCAAGATATATTAAACGCTTATAGTAACTCACAGCGAGCTAGTTATACTGCACAACAAAATTTTTATAAAGATTACTTAGCATTACAGAGATTAGGTGTTAATAAAAGAGAGCTACGTAAACAAATAAAACAAAGAATAGGTGACAGAAAAATAAGAGCTAATATTATGCGAGGTGTGTTTACGCCATACAAACCGCCTAAGTCTGCTAGAAGAAATTTTGAGTTAGCTACTAAAAGAATGTTAAATGCAGGAGCTTTGGTGTCTCCAGATAGATACTATCCTAATAGAGAAATAATTGATTTACTTAATTTTTATAGAAGAAACAGATTAAATTTAAGTTTAGAGTTCTTTACCCCCGACGATATTTGAAACTTCTTTTTGATATTCTGCTACTCGCTCTAACCACAGATCAGCACAGCGTTTAAACTCATCACCTTGAATAACAAACTCTTGGTAAATTAAATCTACCGAACACATTAAAATCACGCCTTTTTGTATGTTAGTGCCATACAACTCATTGTGAGCCAAAGCATAGGCAGCCAACTGGCAGAAGTAATCTTCAATCCACTCACGCTTTTTAGGTTTATTAGTTTGTTTAAAATCCATGATAGCTGGTTCACCTTCAAAGACACCGACAACATCCGCTCGACCAGCATACTTATCAGGGTTGTACAAAGACACTTCACAACCATAGACCTGTGAGATTCTAGGAAATCCTTCGTCCATAATTTTACAGGCCATCTTGTAGGCACGTTTTTCTTCACCACTATCCGGACGATAGTCCCAAAGGTCGCCGTGCACAATTTGTTTTTCTAAAATGTAATGCACATGCGAACCTCTAGCTGCAGCTTCATCGCGAATACGGTTGGCCTCTTCCTCACCAACGCGTTCAATCCACCTAGTCAGCGACTCTTTGTCTTTCTTAGTAGCAGAAAGTATGGTGGTTACCGATGGCAACTTTGTTCCGTTACAGTCGTAAAATCTACCTTCTTTACGATCTTCACTAGAAAAGTTGCCATACTCGTAAGGCGACTCATATTTTATTACATGCTTCATGCTTTCGGTACTTCGTTTAGTTTGCCTTTCTCAATGTCTTCAGCAAGACGCTTCACCGCAAAAGCAAAAACATTACTAGTAGGTCGCTCTGTCTTCTTACCAATCTCGGCAGCCAGCTCGACTATTTCTTTACGTATTGCTACGCTTTTCCATTTATTGATGTCCATAAGGATCTCCAATTATAAGTTATTATCTGATGACTCCATAGAATCACCCCAATTGTCGCCAAGCTCTGCGTCTACCTTGTTAGGTATGCACAGTAGCACAGCTTCTTCCATAATTTTAGTTATGTTATCTACGTCTTCTTGCGAAGCTACGGAGAAAACCAACTCATCATGAACCTGTAAAAGTGGCGTATAGCCAGCTTTGTAGCACTCGACCATAGCTTTCTTAGTCATGTCTGCGGCCGAGCCTTGAATTAATTTGTTTAGCGCTTTATAAACAAAAGCTCTTTTTACTTCGCCGTTATACTCATGCACGGCTTCTTTGTATTTAAGTGGTCGACCGGTGCCATATTTAACTGGCTCCCACATGTCAAAGTGACAACGCCTACCTAATAAAGTTTTGATGTAGCCTTTTTGATTTGCACTACGCATAACTGAATCAGCCAACTGACGTACAAATGGCGCATACGTATTAAACTTAGCTAATATATCCGCTGCTTCTTCTAGAGTAACACCAAGCTGATCGGCTAACTTACCTTTGCCCATGCCATACATAATGCCTAAACCAATAGTCTTAGCAGTCTTTCTATCAATGTCCACTAGGTTAGCTACCTCTTGATGAAAGTCAGCGTCCCCATCACGATACGCCTCAGCAATAACCTCTGCGCCGTCATACTTAGATAGGTCGGAGTAGTGCGTAAGTATTCTAGGTTCCTGTTGACTAAAGTCTGCTGAACACCAAAACTCACCTTCTTCTGGTAAGAACAAAGAACGAATCAACGGGCCAATATTTTTATTACGTGCTGGCACTTGTTGTAAGTTTGGATTGCTCATAGACAACCGACCAGTGACTGTGCCACCAGATTCACCTTTGAGCTGTCTAATCTCAGCATGTATTCTGCCGTTGTGTTCGTGTTTTAAAATAGAATCAATAAAGGTGCTGTGTGATTTATTTAGTTCTCTAGCTTCACGAATCATACTAGCAACTGGGTGTGTATGATTTTCTAAAAAAGCTTTGGTAAAACTAGGCTGACCAGTTGGTGTTTGCAAATAGCTTAACTTCAAAGCATCAAATACTTTTGCCAACGAACGTGCTGCCCAGAGCTGTACCTCCTCTACGCCTGACTCTTCTTGTATTTGTTTAATAAGTTTTTTCTCTTTGCTAATTAATTCTTTTTTAATACGTTCTGCTTTTTCTAAATCAACTCGCACACCTTTGCGTTTCATTTCTATAATTAAAGGTAACACTTCCATTTCTAACTCAAATACATTCCATAAGTTTTGATTCTCTAACTCTACTTTAAAATAGTTCCAAAGTTTTAAAGTTAACGCAGCATCTTGTGTAGCATACGTACCGACATAGGCCGAAGGTAAACGCCACATTTCAGCTTTAGGGTCCAAACCCCACTCAGCTGCAGCTTCATTTAAATCTGCCTCAGTCTTACCTTCATTTAAATACATACGACCCAACGCATTGAGCGAATAAGAGTAGTGGTTTTCATCAACTAGTGGCGCAACGATCATGGTGTCAATTATCTTGCCGTTTACTTTTATGCCTAAGTTTTCTAGCCAACCGACATCATACGTCGCATTGTGAAATATTTTATCGTTGTCACTAGCACAGACCTTTTTAAAAAAGTTAACCACTTTATTTTTAGGAAAGTTAAAACCAGACTCATGACCAAACGGAAAGTAACCTTCAAAGCCATCACAAGCAACTGAAATACCGACGACCTCGCCATCGTTTCTAATATAACCAGGACCAACACTAGTTAGGTTTGGGTCTCTAGTTTCTGTGTCAATCGCTATCTCCTTTGCGTTTACCAATAGCTCTGTTGGAAATACATCTGGAGCTATCCATTCCGTTGCTGGTTTAAAAACACTCATATTAAATACCTATAGTTTTCGCTTTTAGCTTTTACCAAATACAAATTTTGTAGCGCTCTTGTTACTGCTACATAAAACTGTCGGTGCAAGCCATCTGGTTTTAAAATAAAATCTTGCTGTTGAGCTGGCGATAAATCCAACAACACAGCAACATTCTCCGCTTCTCCGCCCTTGGCTTGATGAATAGTTGAAATAGCTATTCTTGGTTCGCCAAAAAGATCCTCACCATTTGCCAAAGCTTTCTCAATAAAAGCTCGACGCTTAACGTCAATAGTTTTACTAAAGACTTCTTTCCATTCTTCGTCTAAACATTCTTCTTTTAGTCCGTACATGTTTATTATTTGTTCTTTGTTTACTGTTTGGCTTTTGTTTTCTTCGTTTAAAACTTTGGTAATAAAACCACGCTTGACATAAGTCTTGCCTAAATAATTGTAGAGATCACCTAACTGAGCAACTGTAATCTCGCCCTCAGTATTTAGTTTCTCCCAAGCTGACATCGCCGCCATCATCTTATGTGGTATGTAACGATAGTGGTTGTGTGAAAAAGGAAAGCCGTTATCAATCAAAAACTTTCTAATGTCATAGCCCTTGGCTGCATCAGATAACATATAGTCGCAAGAAGCTAACACCAACCAACTGCCTTGCTCTAGTGGTAATAAATCAACCGAGGATATTTCTGTTACTGCGCCTTCTTCTACTCTAGGTTTATACTCTTTCTCTTCACGTACTTTGATCCTTTTAGATATTATTTCGGCTACATGATGTACCTTTTTAGGTATGCGAAAAGATTGATCTAAAATAATTTTTTCGCCCATGTAATCGACAAAACGCTGTGGTTTAGCGCCGTTCCATTCATAAATTGCTTGGTCATCATCACCAGCAATGTAAGTAATATCAACAACTTCCGTTAGTTTATCAACCAAACGCCAGTTTAGTTCCGCTAAGTCTTGAGCTTCATCAACGATTAGTACCTTTAATGGTGGTGCTGTACCTTTATCTATAAAACTTTGAATCATATCAGCAAACGAATAAATCATTGGCACACTGTTTCCACGATACTCTTCCCAAGCTTCGGCAATATTAGTTAGAAGCATGGGCGAAACATTTTTACGTAGTGATAGGATAGTAGACAACCGCTCTTGCTCAATAGACTGACAATTAGTCTTAGCATTTTCTATGATCTGGAAGTAGGGGTCTTCGACCAAGGACTGCACACTGCGACGATTATCTAGCTTGTAGTTTTTAGTTAAATTAAAACTGTACTCGTCTAAAAATTCTTTAATGTCTTCGCCAGCCATAACTCTACCTATGCCCATGACTCTTTTACAAAAAGCATGACTGGTGCAGAAGTACGGCATTTCATCAAAGCCTAAACCTAAACTAGCGTTGGCTCTATTCTTAGCTTCGGTTGCTGCCTTGACTGAGAAAGATATAAAAGCCATTTGATCTGGCTGCACCCCTTCTTCCAAATGTTTTTCAACTAAACCTAATAGCTTAGTAGTTTTACCAGTGCCAGGTGGACCAAAGTATTTCTTAACGTTCAACACTATTCCCACTCCTTATCGACAACTGGTTTCTTAAAATCTTCAGCAGTGACGTGACTGTTATCTATTTCAATAACATCAAGCACCCAAATGTTTTTGTTGCCAACACTCTTATCTATCCACTTAGCTAAGTTGTTGGCACCCATCTTTTTTAATTCATCAAATATTTCTGCCTCTCTAACTGTCTTCATACCTTTGTATTCGTGTATATACTTCACTACATCGCGTCCTCTAAACCACCACTGAGGCTTCTCTACGCCCTCCTCAAGGCGAAAAGCTCCGCCAGACATAATAGCCAGCCTAGAGATAGATTCGGTGCTTACACAGAACTCCATGATGCTTTCTTCTAACAGACCGCTCTTAGTCATATCAGATGGCATATCTACTTCTTGCACGTCTTGTAATAAAGTATTTAATCTAGCCACCCACTCTATTTTTTTAACATCAGGTGGACAGGTGTTTAAAACTTCCATACATCTTTGTTGAAACATAGAAAAGTTATGTAGTTGTTTGGTTTCTAAAACAATAGTTTGTCCGTCCATATCAAGATGCCAGAGCGGTGGGTCTGTGAGGTATTTTCTAAGGCCACCAAACACGGGATCTCTTTCAGACGCATCAATCCCAAAGCGTTTAGTGACACAGATACCGCTCTGACAAAAGTCCACCAGAGGTGGTTGACTGCATTGATAACGATAGTCTGATTTTTCAATACTTAAAATCAACGCAGTCATTTCACTGTGTGAAATTGGTTTAGAACAAACTTGTTTATTAACTTCGTAAAGCTTATCTTTCCATTCTTCTGTTTCTGGATAAACTTTTCTAAAAAATACGCCATAAGAAAACAGTGCAGTATTACGACAACCTTCTGGCACTCCGTTTAGTTTCATGTGTACCAAACAAGGTGGCGCTTCATTCCAAATACTGTCGCTATCTTTAGCAATTAATTTTCTCCTAGACTTTTTAACTGGGATTAACTCATCTAGTTTTTCTTCGCTGATGGATTTCTTTTGCACAAACTCAATAAACTCTTCTAATGACAAAGCATCACCATTAGCATTTAAACCGTACCGAGTAGTATCTTCGCCAGAAAAGTACGGCATGTTCAACCAGTTACCGGTTTGTCTTTCTTTGGGTAATTGTGTGGACCATTGATACTGCTTTGGAAATATCTCATCACCAGTTCGACCCAAAGCTGCGGCAATCTCTTCTAGTTTATTTTTAAACTTAATTGCTGGCACGGGTTCTTTAGTGAATAAAAACAAATGCACACCACCGGATTTTGTTGCGCATGGCACTACAGGTAAACTCATATCATTAACTGATTTAATAATCTTCTTAACATCTATTGGGTACTCATCTATATCTATACATCCCCACTTACAGGTTTCATCATCTTTTAATGGAATAACACCAATTGAAACTTTCCCAGCAATATGTTGTTTCCATAAATCTAAAGTTAGTGGCTCTTGTAAAGTTTTACCTCGGCCATCTTTTTTAATACCTTTAGCAGTATTTTTCTGACCAGTTATTTCGTACACACCATACGCTCTATCTAGGCCCGAAAATATTTGCATAAATTTTTCTTCTGTTGTTTGCGTCATTACTTTAATCTGTTAAGGTGAGTGGTAGTCCCGCCATAAAAAAGACTACCACTCGGTTGTTTTACAAAGGCTGAAAAAATATTAAAAAGACCTTTGTAAAAAATTTAATACAGTGCTTTCGAGTTGTCCTCTATTGCTTCTGTATTAGCACTTTTGTTTGGTAGTTGATTCATACCACCGCCTGCGCAGAATTCTGAGAAATCTTTTGCTTCGGTAAACAAGTCCGTCTCCTTAGTATTAAGCGAACGTTCTTGTGATATTGAATACGAATACCAAGAACCACGGTCATTGGACTCTGTTTGAGTTTTGATCGTGTACCAGTGCGAGTATGAAGGTGGGGTGAAGCTGCCTTTTTCACCATCCATCTTCGTACCTTGTATTAAGGTGTTAAAGTAACGTGAGTGTTTTAATTGTGAACCAGTCATACTGATTACGCATTTCTGCGGTGTATCTTCAATTAAAACATACCCATAGTGATTGGCAGTAGTTGTTAACTGAGTTTCACCAGACGGCGTTAGCAATCTGTTTTGTGAATCTCTGCTACAACGATTTAGTAAGTCACTATCCGCTGGATGTATCTTGACTAAACCACCACCTTTTTCACGCAGTTTCCATTCCACCAAAGTTTTTTCGTACCAGACCGGTAAGAACAATAAACCTTCTTCGCCCGACAAGACTGTGTTGGTTCCTGAAAAATAAAGATCCCCTTCCTCAGCATCAGCATTGTAATCAGGCGAGGATTTTTGTCGCTGGGGCGACAGTGCCTGTACAATGGAGATACGCGGAGTCCGTAGATCATCTGCTGTTACTTCGCCGAAGCCTTTTTCTTCGACACCTTCAAAGAGAGCGACTAAACTCTCACCGTTTGCTTTCTTCGTTGCCATATATTCGTTCCTCTTTATTTGTTATTTGACAATTTTAGTTCGCTTGCCCTCGTAGACAGAGAAAAGTTCTCTGGCTGCTTGGTCAAACACCTGATTGTTCGACTCAACTTGTTCGCGTACGAACGCCTTGAGTGAACTAGGATGAACACTTTCTTTCTGGTCAGGCAATAACCCTTCCTTAATTAAAATGTTTATCACTTCTTTAGCGCGCTCATCTTCACCACGGCCGAACTGCACGCTCACAACGTTCTTAATAAGATCGCCGTGACCGTTCTCTCTCAGCCAATCGTGAGCCGCATCTAATTTTTCTTTAGAGATACGAGCGCCATAATAAGGTTCTGCTGAAATACGTGAGCCATCACTTAGACGAATATCTTGTATGCCTAGCTCTTGTAAACGCAGGGGTATAACTTCTTCGGATAAATTCTTTTCGGTTTCTTTCAACCTTTGCAAGCGGTCCTCAGCATTTCCTATCGTGCCTTGTACTCGCAATAATTTGTCACACAGTTCGGATAAACTTTTTAAATCAGTTTCTTTTAGGGACTCTACTTTTCTTTTAGTTTCCTGTTCAAATAATATTTCAATTGACATTTACTTCTCCTCTTTTTTCTTTTTAGTTTTCTTTAATTTCTTTTGTTTTTCTTGAGCATCTAACTCCGCTTTTATTCTCCTCATCATAGCTTGGTGTTCTTTTATGTTCACTTTTCATCTTTAGGTTTAAAAATTAAAACATTGTCGGTTTTTTTAGCCTTACCTTTTATCTCATCTGGAGTGGGTATACAGGACCAATCTTTAACTACCTCATGCTCTAACTCGTGATCCATTTCAAAATCAATAATCTTTTCTAAAGTATCGTCGCCTTCGCAAGCAACTATTTTAAAAGCTGAAGTTCGACCAAAATCGTAGAATAAATAACACAAAGTTTCGTTCAAAGAAGTAAAACTTATTTCGTAACCAAGTCTGTCGCGTGGAACCGCACCATCTAAACTTAGGCTGTAACCAAAATCGGTTTGAAATATTTTTACTTCTACTGCTTTACTCATTACTAATCGTATCTTATACTATGCTTAATGCACATTGCAAGAAATATTTTAAAAAATAACGAATAATAAAGGACGAATCTTATGAAGCTTGAGACATATCAGTTTAAAACAAAACCCTACGATCATCAATACAAAACTTTAGAACAGAGTTATGACAAAGATAACTATGCTTTATTTTTAGAAATGGGGCTGGGTAAATCTAAAATTTTAATCGACAACATTGGCATTTTATTTAAAGCTAAAAAAATATCTGGCGCGGTTATTGTCGCACCCAAAGGAGTGTTGGATAACTGGTCCATTAATGAAATAGAACGTCATTTGCCAGATGACATAGCTCGAGAAGTATTAGTTTGGCAGACAAACCACACGCAACGTTGGATCAGGGACTACCGCAAAATGGTCAACGAAGACAGCACTGGAACCTTAAACATTTTTTTAGTTAACGTCGAAGCTTTTGCTACAGTTAAAGGTTGTAAATTTGTTGAAGAGTTTTTAAATACTCACGACTGCATGCTTGCAGTAGATGAATCAACTACTATTAAGAATCCAAAAGCCAAACGCACAAAGAATCTTACCGCCTTGGCACCGCTGGCAAACTATCGTCGTATCTTGACTGGGTTTCCGATTACTAAAGCACCCTTGGATTTATACTCACAATGTTATTTCTTACACCCAAACCTTTTGGGCTATAGCAGTTATTATGCCTTTAGAGCGCGTTATGCAATCATGAAGCGTCAACAAATGGGCGCTCGAGGTTTCGATCAGATTGTTGGATTTCAACGCTTAGATGAGCTACAAGAAGCAATTAAACATTTTTCAATTCGTTACACCAAAGCTGAATGTTTAGATTTGCCAGCTAAGACTTATACAAAACGTTATGTTGAACTTACCAAAGAACAAAAGGTAGCTTACGAACAAATGAAACAAGAAGCAGTGATGATCCTGGAGGACGAAACTTTCTCGACCATGAACGTCTTAACTCAATTGATGCGCTTGCAACAAGTAGTAGCTGGCAGTTTGCGTAACGAGGCAGGCGAAACTATTTACTTAGAGAACAACAGACTACCTGCGGTATTGGATGTGCTGGCAGAGACGGATGGTAAGGTTGTGTTATTTGCTGTGTTCCGTACAGACATAGAGAGGTTAGCAGAAATGCTCCGAGAAAAATATGGAAAAAATTCGGTGGCCACATATTACGGCGATACCCCTCAAAATGAACGTCAAAATATAATCACTCGCTTTCAAGACCCAGATAACGAGTTAAAGTATTTTATCTCAAATCCGCAAACAGGTGGTAGAGGAATCACGTTAACAGAAGCAAACGTTATAATATATTACTCAAACAGCTATGACTTAGAGCTTCGAATTCAGTCTGAAGATCGTATTCACCGTATCGGGCAGAACGACAAATGCACTTATATAGACTTAGTAGCCAAAGATACAGTCGATGAAAAGATTTTAAAGACCTTATTAAACAAAGTTAAAATTAGTAATGAAGTATTAGGAGAAGTTCGCCAATGGTTTGATTAGATGTATAATCAAAATATGAAACTATTTGTTAACTTAAAAGAAGACTTTGCCATGAACGAAGGTATTGCAAAAGTTTTGGAAGAGCTTAATCCAGTTTTAGAAAGAGCTTTGTTAGAAAAAAGTGACACCTGGGATTTAATTACCGCCAGCATGATTCAAATTGCTACGTTAGTGGGTCGTAAAGATTTAGACAAAGACATAGTAATTACTATGCTGTGTTACATGCTGGCTCAAACTGATGGCGTATTTGTTGACGAAGACGAAACTAGACATTAGTTATGGCTACACCAGAAGAACAGGAAAAAAATACTTCTCTCGCTAGTGCGTTTCTTTATGCACTAGACCAGCCGTTAGACAATATTGGCACAACTTTAGATGCCATGGGTTTTGAAGATGCCGGTAAATATTTAAAAGATTTAACCGAAGCACCAGAAAATTATGAATCAGCCACCGAAGGTTTTTTAAACAGAAATGGTTTTGGTTTTGATGTAGGGTTTTTACCTAGAGCTGTGGTAGAGCAAGCCGGACAACTGGCTGGCTCGATTGCCACTCGTATTGCCGGTGGTGCTGCCGGCGCTGCGGTGGGTGGCCCAATTGGTGCAGTTACCGGTGCTGTGTTAGGACCAACTTTATTTGAAGCAGCACAGATCGCTGGTCCGGTTGCCTTAGCTCGAGCCAAAGCCAATGGACGCGACGAACCAAACTGGGAAGATTGGTCGGGTGCTGGTGGCACCGCATTGGGTAGTGGTTTGTTAAACGCTTTTGGCGTTTATGGCATTGGTAAATTAAATAGCACGGTCTATGGCTCTGCCTTACGTGAAGGTGTTACCGAAGGTTTACAAGGTTTGGGCGAACAAATAGGTAGCACACTTTTAACTGACGCAGGTTTACAAATAGATCCAAAAGCTGCCGTTGGAGAAGGTTTGATTGGTGGTGCAGTTGGTGGCGTAGCACAAACGCCGAGCAGTATTTATGCTAGTACTAGACAAGAAATAGAAGCAGAAGAAGTTGGCGAAACACCATTGTTACCTGCACCAGTAGCCGAAGAACCAAGCGTAGAAGAGCCAGTGGTAGCGGAACAACCGACCACGGACGAAGGACCAATCATACTACCACCACCGCCAACTGATTACAGCACCATGAGTATTCGAGACGTTTTTGCTAACGCTCAAGATAAATCATTGGAAGGTGATAGAAAAACATTTATAGAAGGACGTTCTGTGCCTCGTTTAGAAGAAGAATTTTTGTCTTATGACTCTGGTCTTAATGTTTATCCATACGCTGATGTTATAGAAACTTTAACTAAAAACTTAGAACGATATGGGAACTCGCCAGATATGAATTTAAAAGAGCTTGCTGACTTTACTAAATTAAACTTGCAAGACACATACGATGATAAGTTTATGAAAAGTTTTGATGCGTACGTTGGTGAACCAGGAAAAATAGAAGCATACATAGAAAATTTAAGAAATCGTTTTTCACCAGATGAAGAGTTTGATGTTGAAGATTTAACTCCCAATGAAATAGCTGAGGTTAGAGAAAACTTTCGAATGTATTTAGGTGACCACCGAGGTGAAATTGAAAACGTTATAAGTTCAGAAGGAGTTCGTCATGAAGATGGAAGTTTTGTAAACGTAGATAATTATATAAATGCACTAATAGAAGACGAAATAGAAAGCGCGCTACTAGCCAAACAAACAAGATTAGAAGGTGAGTTAAAGTTTGTCAAAGCTGACAAAAGATTTTTAAACCCAGATTATAGAAAATTAAATTACACTCCACGCGATGCAACACGCAATACAACATCTGTTTTGTTAGCTGACAAAGAAGCTCTACGTTTAGAAGACAACATAGAAACTTTAGGCGGAGGTGATTTACTGGCGGATCTACAAATTGATCCTAACTTTGCTAGTGTCAGTGTGGTGCGTAAAGCTATTAAAAATATGCCTGCAGAAGATAAAGCTATCAATTACTACAACGAGCTTACTACTGGTAATGCTAAAGAAGATAAATTAGCTCAACAAGAAATGGAAGACTCTGAGTTGGATAAATTTTTAAAATTAAAAGGCGAAGAAAAAATTTCTGTGTCTGAAATAGATAGCTTTATGGAAGGCTACATGGCTGGCATAGTAGTCGAGTCTGTGCCTAGAGCGTATAGTGGCATAGGTTTAAACCACGACGCTAAAAGCAAAGATTTTGAATTAAACCACACTTACTTACCTAGACTAAACCCTAAACAAGAAGAAAAAATAAAAGGTGTTCAAAAAAGTATAGAAGACGCAGGAGTAATGGCTGATCGATTTGAACAAGAGGACATACTCAGTGACATTGCTAATTCCACTTACGCTAATTCAATAAGTCACTTTCGTAGTAAATATGGTGCACCTTTATTTTGGGTGCGTGGGGCAAGCGGCACTTTATACAACGAAGCTGGTCAAAGCGTGCCTAACGTAAGAATTATTCATGAGATACAAAATGACTATGTACAACAAACAAGGGACCCTGAAGAAAGTGCTTTTACTAAACGTTTCATAGATAAACAAACACCACGTTACGAAGAATATAAAGACAAAACAGAGAAGTTAAGTTTAATTACTAATCGTTACAGTAATCTAGTTAGGGTAAAAGACTTATACCCACCTGAGCTAAGGGGCGAAGATGATGGTCTATATGGTGAATACGAAGACTTAAAAGGTATTAGACAAGATTCCGCTGGAGGTTACACAGATGCGAGTAAAAGAATTAAAGGTGAATATAATCCTATGATTAATTTTGCTATTTTGGCGCATGATACCGAGCTACCAAAACGTTTTTATGATGGTTCGGTTAGACAAAGTCTTATAAATGCAGAGAAAAAAGTAGCTAAATTAGAAGACAAATTAGATAGAAAAGAATACAAGATAGATGAAGGAGAAAATTTACCAGATTATCAAGACTTAGATTCGCAACTATTTAGGGCAGGAGAAGAGTTGGAAGTCTTAAGAAAAGTTGTTTCGAACCGAGATTACCTGCCACCGAAAAATGTGACGCTAGTGGTAGATGTTCTACAAGCACGTTTTAGCAAAGACCCTACAGCACCGCACACTACTTTAGGCCCAACAGCAACGAGACGCCCAAATATTCCTTCGTATTTAGGCGGCATGCTAATTCCTGGCACTCAATTTACAGGTGAAGAAGTAACACTAAAAGAAGAAATGTTGCATGATATTGAAAAAGAAAATTTTGCCGATCACATAAGGTTTATTGCTCAGGAAGTCAACAAAGACAATAATCAAAAAGGTTCGGCGGGGGCTAGAATTAAAGAGTTAGCTACGCAAATGGGACGTGATGTGGACATTAGTGGGATTAAAACCGAAGCAGAAGTAGAGGCTTTTTTAGCTGATCCAGGAGTACAATCGCGAATGTCAAAATTAGAAAACTTTAGCACGGCTTTTGATTTTGTCGTGCCACGTGAGTTGCAAGCACAACTTGGGACGATGGACCAACTAAATGAACAGTTAGCGACACGTACGCATAATAAATTACAAACTAAAAAGAAGATTGCTGAAGCATACAAAGACGAGGCACAAAGGTTAGTTAAAGATCGCCCGCAAGTTGCGAAACTTTTTCCAAAGTTAGAGAACATTGAAGAGGCGTTACAAGATCCAGCGCTTAAAAGAGAACCGCCGAAGGGCTACCAACAATATAAAGGAGGCATGACGCCAGTAATTAATCAGCCTTTTACTGAATCTTATGTGCGTAAGGGTGTGCTTAGTACCATCATTGATGCTTTGAAGAAGGGCGACCGCTATGTAGCAGTGCCGAACGATCAGACGCAACGAGATTTTAATACTGGTTCGCAAACTACTGCAGGTGGCACGTATGATATAGCTACTCAAGAGTTGCGCGACATCGCTGCGCAGTATGATTTGCCAGTGTTGGATTTGTCTATTACTAAACCTAGTTCTGTTCCTGAAATGATTACTAATATACCTTCTGCAATGGCAACAATTGATTTAGAGCCGTTGCGTGAGCTTATTGCTAAGGGTGATTTTAAAGGGTTTACAGGCTATAAAAAAGGTGGTGTGGTCAAAGCCCCGCCCGCGTTATACAAAGTCGATTACGGCGATTATGGTCGAAGCTATAAATAGAGTTATAATGGTTGCTATGAAAAAACCAGAAACCATAAAACAATTGCGTAGTATTCTGATTAAGATGCGTAGCTTTGATGTGGTCCAATACTGTTTGGACAATCCCCAGGTCGAGCTAGGTGAAATGCTCAGGGCCAAAGAACGTTTGGAGTTAGACACGCAATCCAAGTTAATCACTCAAGAGATCATAGAAAAGCTTAAAAAGAACTTGTAATGGCACGTATCAAACAAGTTCAGGTAATCGATCCCAATAAACACAAGGCCAAATGTACGTCACAAAGTACAAAAAGAAACATTGGTTTTTCCAAGATGAACAAACACAAGAGGCGATCTTTTAAAAAATATCGTGGACAAGGCAGATAAAACTTGTAATACTTGCCATATTATGGCACTACGTCTCGATGGAAAAGTGTCTAGTCTGGCGGATAGCCCTTGTATTGGCAGATGCTCAGTCGCTCAATGGGGCGACGATAGATGCAAAGGCTGTGGACGTTATGAACGTGAAACTATGTCGGCATATTGGAACGCCTTGCCGGAGACCGAACGTAAATTAATTAATTTACGCAACGCTTTTGAAGGCTTTGAGATCCGACACTTGCGTAAAGAATAACGTTACAGACTGGCTAATTTTAAAGCCTGGAGTAGACAGGAAGGAGAACACTGCGCTAAAAATGACTAAAAAATACATTCACGTTAATCAACATAAGATAAAAGCCAACCTAAAAAACGCTAGTAATGAGCCTGTTATTACAATTAAAGAAGGTAAAACCAACACTTATTGTCATGCCGTAAAGATTAAAGGTGATTCGGTAGTGCGTTATGGTGAAGCAGGTAAACCAATTCTTTCTTGTGGCGCTCGAGTGGTTATTGAAACACAGGCAGATATAGAAATAGTTAGATAATGACCGATAAAATTAATCCCCCACACTATAAAACTGGTCTAGTTGAGTGTATTGAAGCAATCGAAAGTAGTTTATCCCCCGAAGAATTTAAAGGGTACTTGAAGGCAAGTATCATTAAATATTTGTGGCGCTATGAACAGAAAAATGGCCTGGAAGACTTACAGAAAGCCGATTGGTTCTTAAGAAAGCTCATGTATCACGTGGAAAAAGACGAAGGACAAGGGACCAAGGACATAATGTGGAAAAAACGTATAAATTAGGTAGAAATTAGGTAAAAACGGGCTAAAAAGCCTTTCCTATAGAGGGTACTTTTATAATTACACCTAATGTGAATTTCTATTTCTCTGACTTTTTCTGGAACTGACTATCAAAATTTAACAATAAATCGACATTATGACGTTAGGTAAAGCTGTAAAGTAGGTCCTATAAGGGTTTCGACCTAATTTCTACCACATTAGGTCCACATTATGTACATTATGTGAAAATTAGTGCTATGATATTATATTCATTACTTTCTCCTTCGCTTAGGGGACAACGACACTTCTCCCCTTGTTCCCTAAGCTTTTTTCCTGTTTAATTATCTCGATGGCAAAAATAAAAGATCAAGACTTAGTTAGCAACGCTTTTAATATTACTGAAAAAGCCAAACGCTTTGCTGAAGAATACGTTTACAACGACGGCAGTAAAACTAAAGAAGAGTGTGCGATTTCTGCCGGATATGCCAAAGAGTCTGCTTCTGTTAGAGCTTCCGAACTAACCAACCCAAGAATGTACCCTAAAGTCGTTAAGTATATTGAACACTTGCAAAATCAATTAGCCAGTAAATATCAAGTTACTTACGGCAGACACATAAGAAAACTTGCTGAGATAAGAGACTTAGCAATAGAAAAAGGTAACTTTACCTCTGCTGTGGCGGCCGAAGTACAGCGAGGGCGTGCGGCTGGCTTGTATATTGAACGCAAGGAGATCCGTACGGGATCCCTGGAAAGCTTGTCCATTGAAGATTTAAAAACTAAAATTAAAACGCTGGTAGGTGATTACAAACCACTACTAGATGAAGGCGTAGATGAAGCAACCATCATCACGCAAGATAATAAATTAGATTCTTAATTATTTTTTGTAGGCAGACCAGATAGTTATAGCCAGAAAACAACACATAAGAAAAACAGCATCAGGATAAATAGGCATTTATCTGTCGTAATTCTTCGGTCTTGCGTCTTTGGTTTTAAGTTTGTGCAAACCTGTGGGGTCTAGGATATAAGAATAGTGATAGCCGTCTTTGTCTTTTACCACTATTTGAAAGCCATCAAAGTGAGTAATGATTGTCTTTCCTTCACGAAGTAAATAATCTTTGAGCTGAGATAAACTTGACCATTCTCTAGCTAGTAAAGGGTCTTGTTTCTGTTCTTGTGCCGTTGGTGGGGTAGCTTCCAAAACATCATAGATATATTTCTTTACTAACTCGTTTAAATCGTAACGAGTAATCATTTTCTTTTTCTTGTAATACTTTTTACCTAAATTTAATCTTTCCTCATCTGAAAGCTCAATTGATATGTTGGTTTTCATGCTTCCTCATACTCCTCAATCCAATCCTTCCAAGCTATTAAATAAAACTCAGAAAAAACAGAATCTTTAAAAGTAAATTTATCTAATCTATCCCAATAACTCTCTGCTTCTTTTCTATTAGTAAAAGTTTTTGACCTAGTATTTTCATGTAATTCAGGTGTGTAATAAGCTCTTGCCATACCAAATTTAACTGTATATTTCATGCTTCCTCCTCTTCAATAGCGGTTATGTCATCTACATCAAAAGGTATTTCACTCCACGTTCCATTTCTACAAATATGTATCGTGGTGTTATCAATTTCATCTTCTCCGATACATATTCCATCAATAGCGATAATGTAAGTTTTACTCATGCTTCCTCCTCTGAATGCTCAGTCAACCAACCATATTGTTCGATAATCTCTTTATCATCTATATCTTTAAAATCAGAAAAGTAATGTGTTTCAACATAATCATACAATTCTTCGTATCTATCTTGCATAACCATATCATGAACATACTTCATATTGCTTTCAACTAATTTTGCTTTCATTTCTTCAATACTCATACTTCCTCCCTTCTATGTTTTCCTTCCTCTATATATTTATCAGTGTTTTCGTCATAAATATCCATAACTAGCCAATCTTCTATGTTTTCTTTTAAATCTCTAATAGCCATTTCTTTTGCTTCTTCTATTGAGCAATCTATTGCCCAAATTGTAAAATCTGTGGTTATATCAACTCTAAGTTCTTGGTATTTTTTCATCTTTTTACCTCGTATTGTTTATCTAAATCTCTGAAAATAAGTCTTACTGTGTCGTCTGCTAAAACTGTGTGGTCGTGTTGCATGATAAAAGTGTCCTCGTCATAAACTACTATGGTTATCTTCATGCGATAATCATTTAATTTAACTTTCACTGTTTTCCTCTGCATATTTCTTGTCGATAAAATCTTTATTTTCTTTTTGCCATGTAGCTTTAGTTTTAAAAGTTTCTCCGTAAGCATGTTTCTCGGACAAGTATTCTTGATAAAACCTGTCGATAAATAACTGCTTGTTGGATCTTTTTTCCTTGTAGCTAAAATCTGTGTCTTTGGGCATCTTAATCATAATTATTTTCTCTGTTAGGTCGGTAGCTGATTTTAAGGGTACCTTTGCGTCATATAGTGTGGTACTAACTTCAGCTGATGCATTGTAATAAAACCAGCTACCTATTAATTAGTATCGAAACATCAACCAATTAAATATTTTCCTCCGTTTTTTCTTTGTTACAAATAGGACAATTGTCTAATGGTTTAGGTATAACTGCGTTTTCTGGTATGGCACTTAATAATTGCTCCAATCTATCGATAGCAGTATTCATCAGTTCTGGTTTGTCTGTTACTCTTAACAAATCAATCATTCCTATTTGATGTCTGATAAGTTCTTCTAAGTTCTTTTCTTTTATCACTTTTCCTCCGTTTTCTCTGTTATAAACTTGTCAATATAATCTATAGCATCATCTAGTCGTTTGTGATTTTGAGTATAAATTGTTGGTTTACCATTTTTAAAAACATAATCTTTGATGTATTCCCAAGCACAATCCAAGTGCCATTGTTCCCATTCTGCTTTTTTAATTACTTGTTGTTTGTCTTTCATGCTTCTTCCTTTTCTAATTCTGCTAAGTATTCCTGCACAATTTCTTCGCCAATAATATAAGCGTACATATTGACAACGTGTTCTGGCGAAGAAAAATCTGAATTAACTTCGCCAAAATTAAATTGTTCATACTCTCTAATATGTTCTATAACTTCAAAGACCATATCGCCTAGCCATTGTTTAGCTTGATAAGTTCCTATGATGTAGTAGTCCTCATTAAAAGCGTGGTGGTGTAGGTCGTCTTTCCAATCTTTAGATTCTTTCAACCATTCCTCATTGTCTTCAATGTAGTTATCAAAGTATTCTTTGATTTCTTCTTTTTTATAATCCATGTTTAGTTCCTTTGTTAAGCAAGTTCAAGGTTCTTGTTTTATCAAGTATCGCTAAATACTCAAGAAGAATAATGTTATGTGTACTTCTTCCAAGCCGATTTTTTGTACACAACCTCTATCTTTGCAAATGTTCTTTAGGCGTAAAAATCTATTGCTTGGTCGTCAATAAATTCTCGCCAACTTTCGTTTACACTATCGACTAAAAAAGGATAAGCTTCTGTTGAAACCAACCCTTTTAATTCTAGTACAAACTCTCGGTCTTCAGTCCAATGATGCTCGCAATTTATAAAATATCGATTGCATAAGACGTTCACTTCGTTTTCTGTTTCTTCGAGTTCTTTTTTAACCCAACCTACTTTACTCATTTTATTGCCCTCCCGAAAACTCTTTAGTTAAGTTTTCTATAATTGATAATATATCGTCTTGGCAATAACTCATCATGGTATCGATTGCTACTCTGCGTTCAATTCTATCTCTTACTGCATAGGGCAATTGTGATTTTATTGAAAAATTTCCTTTGTCGTAGCTATCGTAAGATGAAAAACTCAAATGAGCTTCTCCTCCATACTCTTTTGCTCCCCATTGAATAGGCAAAGTATCGTTTATAGTTCTAACAAGTTCGGTTAGTCCTCGTTCCTCTTCTCCTATCTTTTTGTTGAGTTCAGCTCTTTTTTTAACCAAACGAGTAATTTTTTTATATTGCGTTTTGGCTAAGGCATAGTTTTTGTTTTTGTTAATTGCTTCAGTAACAATTTTTAAATTGTTAGCTTCAACTCCCTCTATTATTTCCGCAACTAGATTATTTCTGTCGCATACTCTCATAGGTGATTTTTTCATTTTATTTACTCCTATATTATTAATTAAAATGTAGTCCTATCTTATATGAAATCTCCCATAAAATAAAGCATTATTTACTCTTTCTTTTTTCTAACTTAAACTGCTGTAATTAATGGCTTCACTAGAAAAAAACTTTTGGCAAGAGATAAGAAAAAAACTCAAGCAATATCAATGGTTACGGCTTGAGTCATACGCCACACAAGGCGTTCCCGATTTACTCGGCACAACTCAAGACGGAATGTTTTTTACTGTTGAATTAAAAGTAACCAAAAGTAAAAGAGTAAAAGTATCGCCTCATCAAATTGCTTTTCATAAAGCTAGATTAAATAGCCCTAGTTTTATCTTGGTTAAGTCCCTCGTCCAAGCACCTTCGAAAAAATCTCAGCTCTATCTGTATCACTCGTCTCAGCTTGACCAACTATTGACTAAGGGCATTGAACCTTCGTTCCTCGTCCCTGCTGGTTGGTTAAATTTTGACCAGCATTTGTCAAGCGTCCTTGCGAAGTTCAATCTCGCACGAAAAAGCCCTTGACAAGCCACAAGCTGGGCGTAAGAACGAAGTGTCCCAGCTTGTGGCTTGTATCTGTTCGGTAAGAGCTGGCCGTCACCTGGATCTCCCAGGTTATCACCTGTGTCGGCCAATGAAAAAGCCGGAACCTCTTGCGAAGCTCCGGCTTTAACCCATAGGAGTGGTCGGTCCTATGTCCCCAAGTGTGATTGGGCTGAAAGTTTTTTATTATCAATTACATTCTCGATACCTCCTATGGTTTTTGTTTGTTATTTATCCTAAGTCTTTTACCTTTCCATCTTTATCTTTGATTAAAAGATATTCAAAACCACAACCTCCTGCGAGTGATTGTTTGTAATTATCAATCTCTTCATCAAAGTCGCCTTCGATTTCATTTTTATAATTACCTGATGGTAATCCAAGAGCTTGGACTTCGGGAACAAAATCACAAATCATTCTTCTTGCTTCATCCCCCCATTCATCATCTTCGGAACTAATTACTGCAACAGTAATTTTCTGTCCAATTATTACATCACAAAACTCGAAAGTCTTTCCCTTAATTTTTTTATCTGTCATTTTTGCCTCCTATGGTTTTTGACATTATATAAGTATAGTCCCATAAATATTAGCCCATGTCAAGTTCAATCTCGCGCGAAAAAACCCTTGACAAGCGACAAGCTAGACGGCCGTCTAGCTTGTCGCTTGTATCTGATAACTTGTCGCTTGTATCTGGCCGCTGGACCCCGCTGCAGGATCTCCCAGCCAGGTAAAAAAATAAAAAACAAATAAAAAGAAGGGCGTCCGAAGACGCCCTAAGTGTGGGGACACACGAAATCATTTCTTACTCTCACTGAGAAATAATATATAAGCTTTATTTGTAATATTTTTAGGATAAGAAGGCAAAGTTTCTGCTGTTGCTCTACCTGATAATCCCTCTGTTAAATATCTCCAAAGCTTCTCGTTGTTTGGTGGTATTGAAATTATTTCTTTTTTCATTTGTCCTCTCCATAAACTGCGTTGCTGAAACGCTCGGCATTGAAGTGTTTGTTGTCTTGTCTAAACATAGCGTTAAGATCAAACATCAAACCTTGTGGTAAATCACTAGAGTACTTGTTAAGTACTCTAGCAATAGCAACATAATCTTTTCTAGTCATTGTTGTCCTCCCTGATGGCACGACCTAACAAATCCATACGAATAGGAATTACATAATCATTGTTGCAATCATCACAGCAACGCTCGGTAAATTCTCTCAAAGGTCTGGGATTATGCCCTCGACCTTTAAAAGACTTTCCACAAAGTGAACATTTCCTCATGACAAGTCCTCCAATCTTCTTGGTTGAAACTGATTGCTAAGTTCGGCAATCTCCTCTAGTTGGATAGTGTCTGCTCTGCCATTACTGACAACAGTTACACCATTGATGACCAAATCTCTAAGGTCATTCTCAACGCCACCGATTACAGTGCCATTGTCCAAAGTTAAGTTAAAAATTATCTTCATGCGTCCTCCTATGGTTTTAATAAAGATATGAAAATTATATAATCTATCTTATATAAACGCAAGTAAAGTTTTACCTCGCGTGCGGGGGCGGGGCAATCGACAAGCCACATCAGGTCACTATTCTATTTGTATTTCTTTTACAATGAATGTCAAAACTATGTGACGTAGAACAAAGAACGATGTGCTATCTGCACTTCGTGATGTTCTGTCACAATAGTTTTGACAATGAATGTAAAAGAAATAGAGATAGAAATAGAAATAGTGTCCAGATGTGGCTTGTCGATTGTATCTGTGCCCCCATCCCCCCCAATTGCTTAATGACTTACTAATACCTATAGAAAAGAAAATACACATAAGAAAAGATTCCAGATAATTCAAGACCCGACCCCCCTTATTTTTATTAATAAAACCTTTACTTTTGGCTGAAAAAAATATTTCAAAATTTTTCCGAAAAGTGTTTAGTAAGCTCAGATAGTGTAAGATGATTTTGCCATGAAAGAGAGAAAGTGCTTGGGCTGTAGTAAAACCTTCCCCTTAACTAGCTTTGAAGCAAAAAATTCAAAAGGTGTTTTCTATCGAAATACCTGTCCCAGTTGTCGCCGCGTTGTACAAAATAGAAAGAAAAGTAAAACTCCAGAAGCCTACCTAAAAAATTTATACAGTCATTTAAAATCCTCACGTACCAAAGATCATCCTGAAGTAGTTTGGGATATAGAAGTAGAAGACCTAGTAGCTATCTGGCAAGCTCAAGCCGGACGCTGTGCCTTGACTGGTTTGGTCATGACATATCACAAAGACGGACAAGGTAAAAAAGATTTAAATGTTTCAATAGATAGAATAGATCCAAATATCTGGTATATTCCTAATAATATTCAATTAGTTTGTAGTCGCGTTAATATACTAAAACACAGTCTAAGTGAAGATTTACTCTACTGGTGGTGTAAAAATATAGTCGAATACAAAGAAAAGGAATAGATATGAAAAAACATTATGGCCGAATTTATTTTATATACGACATTATTTTTATGTATTATTGCTATGATAGGTGAAAACTCAAATCCAAGAGGGATGAATATTTTTTGGTACAAAGTTAGAATAAAATTAAAAGAGTATTGGAAAGCTTTGAAAGAGTACGATTCTGGAAACTAGTATGACAGATAAAAATTTTGATTTAGAAAAGTTAGCAGAACTTTATCCAGACGCTGCTAAAGAACTCTTGTCGTACACGCAAGCTTTAGATTCTAAATTATTGCAGAAAGAAGGCAGTGATGATTTCATTACTTACATAAAACACATGTGGCCAGACTTTGTGCAAGGCGAACATCACAAAATATTTGCCAAAAAACTAGAAGATGTAGCGAAAGGCAAGATTAAAAGACTTATTGTCAACATGCCACCTCGTCACACCAAGTCAGAATTTGCTTCGGTGTTCTTTCCTAGCTGGTTGTTGGGTATAAATCCAAAGCTCAAGCTCATGCAGATTACCCACACCGCTGAACTAGCGTTTAGATTCGGTCGTAAAGTACGTGATCTAATTGATTCTGAAGAGTACAAACAAGTTTTTCCTGACGTTTCACTCAAAGCCGACAACAAATCAGCTGGAAGATGGGAAACTAACAAGGGCGGTGAGGCATTTTATGCTGGTATTGGTGGTGCGGTGACTGGACGTGGTGCCGATTTACTAGTGTTAGACGATATTCACTCGGAACAAGACGCCATGTCACCTAGATCATTGGACAATGCGTGGGAATATTACAGTTCTGGACCAAGACAAAGGCTGCAACCTGGCGGATCTATCGTTGTAGTGATGACTAGATGGAGCACCAAGGACTTAACCGGCCGATTATTGGCCAAACAATCCGAAGAAAAGGCAGATCAGTGGGAAGTTGTCGAGTTTCCGGCTATTTTTCCTGATACTAACAACCCCTTGTGGCCAGAGTTTTGGAAAATAGAAGAATTAGAGTCAATTAAAGCGTCTTTACCAGTTTCAAAGTGGTCCGCGCAGTGGTTACAGAACCCAACTTCCGAAGAAGGTGCAATTTTAAAGCGTGAATGGTGGCAAACTTGGGAACAAGACGACATTCCAGAAATGCAATACGTTATTCAGTCGTATGATACGGCATTTTCTAAGAACGAAACGGCAGATTACTCTGCTATTACCACTTGGTGCGTATTTATGCCCGATCAACACACCAATCGACCAGCTTTATTGCTCTTAGACGTGAAAAAAGGACGTTGGGACTTTCCAGACCTAAAACGTCAAGCTCTAAAAGAATATGAATATTGGGAACCCGACACTGTTATTGTTGAAGCCAAAGCTTCTGGTATGCCATTGACACATGAACTCAGACAAATGGGCATACCCGTAGTAAATTTTACGCCTGGACGTGGGCAAGACAAGATAGCTCGAGTTAATGCAGTTTCACCACTGTTAGAAGCAGGCATGGTTTACGCTCCAGATACACGTTGGGCAGAAGAACTAATTGAAGAATGTGCAGCTTTTCCTTTTGGTGACCACGATGATTTGGTAGACTCTACGACACAAGCTTTAATGCGTTATCGTCAAGGCGGTTTCATAGGACTAGCATCTGATGACGATATGAATGATAATGAGCCTAGAAGATTAAAAGTTTTTTATTAATATATGTCAAACAACACACCTACAAACATCGAACGACTCTCTGATCTAATTGATTTGGATGTTGAGTCTGGTGAAACTGTAGAAATAGAAACGCCAAACCCAACCGACACCGAAGTTGATGTTGAGTTTGCTGCGGATGGTTCAGCAGAAGTAAATTATTTTCCCGACGAAGAGACGATGGCCGAAACGCCATTCGATGCAAACTTAGCTGAGTTCGTAGATGAAGGCGAACTAGGTGCCTTAAGTTCTCAGCTAATGGGCGACTTTGAAGAAGATCAAAGTAGTCGAGAGGAATGGGAAGATACTTACATTAGAGGTTTAGATTTACTTGGTTTTAAATACGAAGATCGTGACCGACCTTTTCCTGGTGCTTCAGGAGTAACGCACCCAATGATGGCTGAAGCTGTCACTCAATTCCAAGCCCAAGCGTTTAAAGAACTATTACCATCCAAAGGTCCAGTCAAAACTCAGATCATGGGTGCAGTAACACCAGAAGTAGAAATGCAATCCAGCCGTGTGCAAGAGTTTATGAATTATCAGATCACTACGGAAATGGAAGAGTACACACCAGAAATGGATCAACTCTTATTTTATTTACCTCTAGCAGGTTCGGCGTTTAAAAAAGTTTACTACGACACTATGAAGCAAAGAGCTTGCAGTTTATTTGTCCCAGTTG